CGCAGTCGTATCCTTGATACTTGAATACGCCCCAAGTTGTTCTGGCGCTGAAGCTGGAGCTTTCCTTGGTTTCAAAGGCTGTGTCCCACGATTGGATTACATATTCGATATTGTCGGGTAAATTTTCTTTTTCCCACGGCACCCACCAACTTGACTTGAGGATACCGCCGCCCTTGGGGCTTGGCCGCTGCTGTAGCTGCCCTGCGGCTGCGTAGGAGCCAAGACCGCGCTCTAGAGTTGATAGTTCTTTCTCTCCGAACCTCTCAGGCCATAGAAGCTCTCCCTCTTCTGTGCGTGGGTCTGTGAAGCCGAGAGATGATCTCACTGGAGTAGGGTGGCCGATCTCATATCTGGCAGGCAGGCATAGATGATCCCATTCATTTCCTAGCTCATTTGCAAGAATATGTCCCGTGAGGTCTTGCTCATTAACGCGCTGTTGTATGACAATGAACGCGCCCGTTTTAGGGTCGTTTAGGCGGCTCTGCATGGCCTGATCCCACCAATCTATGACGCCCTGCCTGACCTTTTGACTGTCGGCCTCTACAACGTTATTTACGTCATCTAAGATGATACAGTCGCCGCCTTCGCCAGTTAGGGAGCCAGCAACTGATGTACTTAATCGAATGCCGTTTTCGCTATTCTCAAATCTTGATTTCTGGTTCATATCCCCACTCAAGTGGAACTTGTCGCCAAAGTGCGCCTGATACCACGGGCTGTCGATTAGCCTGCGACACTTGGTGCTGTCCCTGATCGACAGAGAGGCGCTGTAGGACGCATAGAGAAACTTCTTTGATGGTTGTGTAGCCCAAGTCCACGCTGGCAGCACCACGGCGGTTGAGATAGACTTTGAATGCCGTGGGGGAATATTGATAATCAAGCGTTTGATTGATCCATCGATAACTGCCTCAAGATGATCGCTGATTGCATCTAGGTGCCATCCAGAAGTGTATTCTGATCCCGGTTCAATCGTCGGCCATGCGGCTTTCGTAAACTCCCTCAATGATCTGCGGTAACGCTCCGCTTGAACTTGCTCCAGTGTCAGCTTGCTTAAAAGCTGATGCAATTGCGCTGAGTTGGTCATCGCTCATCCTTGTTAAATCTATTACATTTTTATGCTCGACAGTGGTTGCGACCTCATGCTTGTTCGACCAGTTTTCTTTGTCTCTGTTGTTTAGGTAGTAAATGATGGCGACATTATCCCGCTCGACCACAGCATTTTCAAAGAGGGCATTGGTAACTTTTGAGAGGGCAATTGCCTTGCCTTTTTTTATAGTCTCCAAAAACTCTAAATTTTCGGCCTGCCTGTTGTAGAAGGTGGCGGGTGAAATACCCAAGCAGGAAGCGATTTGTTCGACAGTCAATCCCTGCCCAGCAAGTGTTTTAACCTCTGACATCACCTCTTCCGTGATTTCAAACTTTGGCCTACCGACAGATTTTTTGGCTGGTTGTTTCTTTGTTGTTTTTTTCGCCATAATGCGGCCCTCCTTTAATTTTCATATAATACAAAATTAAATTAAAAAAAAGGGTTGTCGTTCTTGTGATAAAAAAAGCCTGCCGCAGCTATCACTACGACAAGCTATATTTACTCTCCACAACTAGCATTGCTTTGAGCCTCAATCTAACCGACTTCAAGGAGACCATCCTCGATTTCCCGTTTGTTTTATCATGCATTGATTCTGGGTCAATCAAAAACATTTGTGTCAACTCCCGTTAATTGACGTTAATTAAAGGGAGAGCATTGCGATGGCGACAATTGCGACAATGACTGTGAAGGCAACGCCTGCGATAATTTCTTTCACCCATCCGTCTGGCTTTGTGTTGTGTATGCTGACGTGGCCTCTCAGATTGATGGCGATGTATTGTCCTGACGCTGCTGCTTCTTCTCCAGCCTGCGTGTGAACCCAGAGGTGTGGGCTTCCTGCACGTTTGGAGCATTCTGGCTTTAGCCACTCTGGCATGTCTTGGCTCCACTCGTAGCCTCTAAATTGCCAAGATTTAACGATCATAATTTATCCTCCCGTTCATCGAAGTGGTGAGCCAGCCTGCGTAGCTCTGTTGCGGTTCCTTTGGTGATGACGCCCGTGAATAGTGGCTTGCGATCCTTTGCGTGTACGGCCTCCCCAGCGATTACTGCGTAGGTCGTGTCGGTCAGTTCAAATGTCAGGTGGTTCACTTTGAACTTCTCTCGTTTGATTGCCTGTCTGGTCATGTCCAAGTGTCCTGATTGATTTTTGGCATTGGTGTGCCGATCAGCTTTTCTCGCACCCTATAAAATCGTTTGATTTCTAATTTTGATAGGCCGCTATATTTCCATCCGCTGTCCGTATGCTGATGATCCATCTCATAATTATCAAGAACATCGCTAACCGTTCTGATCTCAGCGTCTGTTAATTTTACAGTTTTCATTTAATGCATTCCCTCCCGTCTTGCTATGCACATTTCGCAGCCGCATGGCTCATCGTGCATGGTTAGAAGCGCCTCTGCCACGCCCTCCATTACTCTTGTGAAATCGTCTTGCAGATCATATCCATCGATGATGGTTGCGATCAGCGCGATGATATCCACGTTGGTTATTTTGTGCGGCATTTGCTGAAATATTTTTTCAAGGTCACTGGGCGTCATATTCTGTCCTGACATTTTGATATGCCTTTCGCAGCATTCCTCTGGCCTCTTCAAGCATTGTGAGTGCGTCATTGAGGTCTGGAAAGTCATCGGGCGTTATTTTGCATGACAACATATGTGAGATTGTCAGGTCAAGTTTTGACAGAATTTGACCCAACTCTTCGATGCGTTCAAGGCTCATAGCGTGAACCTTGATACGTTATGCGCCCATAGGTTAAAGCTGCATTTGGATTGCTCTGGGCTTCCCCACACTTCTGCCTTGGCTATTTTGCCTTTGCCGTGCATTCTAGCCAGATTGTTATTGATATCTTTATCTGTTGTGGCTGCATGTTCTGGGTTGTCTTCTCGGTATGCTGCAATCACTTCGGACGTGATGAGGTATGTGTCTGCGGCTTTCAGCACTGCCTTTAGGTCTTCCGCGATTTGTTGCGGCGTTTGTTTTTGCCGCTCAATAATTTCTGTCAGGACGCCATGTTCTGGCTGCTCTGGGCTTTCCTCTGGCAGACTTTCTTTTAGCTTTACGCAACCGACTGCGCGGTATGGTATTGTTTGCGCTTTGTCTGGGTGATTTGGCACGACTTCCATTAACACTTGATCGCCTACAGATAATTGCAGGAACCGTGCGAGGTTGTTGGTGATGAAGGTATTTTGGCCTTCTGTGTTTACAGCGAAAGCTGAATAGTGTTGGGTTATGTTTGTTATTAACCCGTGAATTTTTTGAAGTTCCATTGTTTTTTTCCTTTGATTGTTTTGACGAGGAGGCAATTCACTCTCCAATAAATAAATGGTTCAACCTATCTTTGCTTCCTATTTCCCCTCTGAAAAATGTATTGAAAGATAGACTAACTCTTTCGTGATTTTCTTGTTTTATTGGAGAAACAGAATGAAAGAGTGTTGATGGGAAAAGAAATAGCGACCCTTTTACAGCATATACCCAAGTATTTTCAGAATTATATGCTGTTGTTTTTTTTGGTTCTCCAACTCCCAAATTCGTCCAATTGTCTGCACTTCCTCCGCTCCCCTGCTGTCTATTGCTTGTAAAAACTATTGTGTCTTCATCGGTTGTTTCCACATAATAAACCCCAGATATTACTGAGTTCATATGATAGTGTGAGTGATGAGATTCATCTTTTTTGCTATAATTTGTCCAGCTTTGTGTTATAGCAATTTTAGTTTGATCTTGTTGGGCCAAAGTCTCATTTGCATATTCACTCACACAATATTCTATCTGAGACTTTAGTGGCTTCATAATTTCTTCTTCCAGAAGATAATGATTTTCACTTGTTCTATTGGAAGAATTTTTTCGTTTTTTTTGTGAAAGAAGAAATTTTCTTTCTTCATCATTTATTTCTGGCAGATTGAATATCCCAAGGGGTGTTGGGAATAAATTTATCATTTCCATTTTCATCTCGCTTTTTTTGTTAAGGGGGCAGAATTTATTTTGTCTGCTTTATCCCAGAAAATTTTTCTACTTTTGTAGAAACTTGCCATATTATTGTTGTCCCTAAACACCATGCCTCCTCCATGATGCAAAACAGACAGGTCTTCTTTGTTCATAAGGTGATGTCGAATTTGTATTTTTCTTTCAGTCATTGGATGCATCATAACCATAGGTGTCAAAGCGGGTATCCGAAATACAACCTTTTCTTTTTTTGGGCAAACGATGTAATTCAATTCAACAGATGACTGATATTTAAATTCCAACACTCCCGGCAAAATAGTAAAATGTTCAAAAAATTCTTTTTGGCTCCAAATAGGTTGGCTGTAACTGAAGCGAATTGCTTCACGCATTTTTATAGCCCAAGGTGAAATTAATTTAAAATTATGGCGTTTTCCTTGAGAAAAACCATCCCATTGATCTGTTAAAT